AAGCATAGAAGTGTATATTATAGACTTTATCTGGAATAGGGCTTAATCCAAACTTCCTATGATCAGGGCTTCGTATAAGATATCTAGGTTCTCCGTAGGTTTGCGCATCTGCATCGTCTGCGTTTTCTGAATCTCTTAGATAGCCACGCCAATCAGATAACGTAATAAATTTTAAACCTTTGGAAACATAAGGCGCAGTTTCTCCTGATACACTAATAGTAGTAATGTAGAAATCATCCCAGTCTACAGACGAATAATCCGTAGTGATACTAGAGCTATCAGATTTTAACAAATACCATCTTGTCCCGGCTACGCTAGCAACAGTCACGTTCCCATAAAAGGGATCGGTGCCACCGCTAACTCCAGCAGTAAAAAAAGGAAGTTGGGGCTCCTCGTTTGCAATATCATTCAATGACCTATTAACAGATTCTTTTACGAAGGCTTGTATGCCTATCGCACTAGAAAAATTAGCAGACGTTAATTGAACTTCATTAAGCTCACGCAAAACCTCATTAGACAATGTGAGGTAGGTTGTTGCCATTAATCTTCTTCTTTACCAGAATCAGCTACTTCCTTAGCATAAAAAGAACTAGCTTGTTTCTCCTCAGAATTTTCATAGTATCCTTCCATTTCTGTAATGTCTTTATAATTTACAACATTACCATAGGTTAATTCAGGCATCTTTTTCTCCTATTAGTCCGAAGGACTATCCCTTAATTTATTTTTAAAGATTCGATCATAATTATCTTTATACTTTTGCTTAGTTGTACCAGCATACTGCCTTCCTAGAAGTCCCAAAACTCTGGTACTCTTCTTCCCAGAGCTATTCATTATAATGGGATTCTTATCACTTCCTAATTGTGGCATTTACTTGATCCTCTTATTAGTCGGGTAGTACACCTAGATGCAGGAACTCAATCAAATAAGTAACAGTTGTGGCTGCTGTAGCAAGATCATTTGCTAATGGTGTAAGACGCATATGCAATGTTCGTGCTGCTGCGCTGTATAAGGTAGCTGCAATTACAATAGCCTCTGAAGTAGCAGGGCCACCAATAACTCCGGCAGCTACCGCTGTGCCTAGAAAAGCATTAGCTGCGTTTCCGTGTGAGTTTTGGATAAGATAAAGGGGTGCATTAGCTGTCCAAGTAACAGCAGCGCCTCCATCGTCTAGAATAGCTTTAGCGGCTACTAGCTGTGCGCCACCTGCGGCTGTTCCCATGCTGAAATCTACATCATCACCTGATGCGCCAGCAGTAACTATGTTACCAGCAGGAATTGCAATCACGTTACGAATGATTGTATCAGCTGGTTGTGTGAAAGAAACATCGTAGTTTGCTGCCGCTGTGACTGCGATAGTACCTGTTGTTACAGATGTCCACGAATTAATTACGTTATCAGCGAGATCACGAACATCGAAAGTCCTTGCTGAATTACGCCCTGTATCTCGAATATTGATAACTGGGTTTGCCATTGTCTTTTCTCCAAAAATTAAATATTAAATTAAAAGGAAAGGGAGCCTTTGCAGACTCCCATCCAGTTGGTTAGTCGATACCGTAGAACGCGGAGACTAATGCATCGGCTCTAAGTACTTTGGCTCCATAAACATGAAGACCTCGTACAATATCACCAAATGAATCAGGATCTCGTAGCACTTCAGTACTCGTAATCGTCTGTGCAGTTGCCGTAGAAGACATATGACCAGCAATACATTTACCAGCAGCATTAGATGTTGCAGCAATGTTATTGGACTTGTACATATTGAATCCACGAATCTTACCAGAAGACACTAGACCGTTTCTAATCGAACCTTGACCAGCATTATAATCTACTGATAAAAGTTTCGAGGACGTTGCAGACAGAACCTCATAGAACTCAGGAGCGGCTACAAACCATCTCCCTTCTTCTGGGATATTAGACTCATCTAGAAGACGAGACATATGTGCCAAAACATCTATGGGGTCATGCTCTGACGAGCCGAAACCAATATCTAGATTACCAGTGCCGTCGAACGTACCAGCAGCTAGATCCGTAGCACTGTCCGAACCAAGGATATGGTTAGGGCTAGATGCGGATACACCTGCAAATAGGGCCGCAATAACACCTTCATCAAACGCATCTTTGAGCGCGTACGCTGCCGCAGACGAGGCTACTTCACGCCAGTTCACGTGAGACATATTGCTTTCAATATCATCCACTTTGAACTTAAAGGCGTTAGCCGTATCTACAACTAGTGTTAGCTCTTGATCCGTTAGTTTGGTCTGAGTTACGTCAGCACCACGCTCGTATGTGTATACGGTAATGGTGGGTTCTTTTACAATTTTGACTGAATCTCCGAAGTTTGCAATCTCACCAGAATAATCTGTGTTAGTAATCGCTTCCGCTACCGAAGCCTTTCTGAAAAAGTTAAGAACCTTTTTAGAGTAGACTGCGGGTAAGAAAAACGAATTATTTTGCCCACTTACGGAGTTAGCAAAGTTACCATTGGTATCTGTGCTTTGTTCAAAATATTGGTCGCTTGCATTATAAGCCATTTTGATTTACTCCAAGTTAAGTTTTAAATTACTTTACTACTCTGCCTTCACTTACGGCTTGATTGATTTCTTCTTCATATCTATCGAAGTCGTTCATGGACATAGCAGAAATTTCTCTTTCCGTCCAGACCTTAGCTTGCCTTGGATCAACAGATGTCGTTTTAGTTGACACCATATCCGCAGCAGACTGTCTGGATTGTCTAGGAGTTGACTTTTTCTTCTGAGGAGTTACTTTCGCACCAGTATCTTTTTTAAATAAATCTAAAGCTCGACTTGCTAAGTCAGCATCTCCTGAGTTATTGTATATCCAAGATTGGATAGACTCAGGTTGTGCTTTAGCCCATGAATGAAACTCTTCATTATTTCTAATATCATCAAAATCAGGATGGTTATCCCTCAATCTTTGTTCTGCGTCTTTACGTACTAGTTGTGTTTCTCTGTCTTGAAGGGCTGAAAGACGTTCTTCTAGAACTTTTGCCTTTTCCTCACTTTGCATATGAGCTACAGTTTCTACTACATCAAAAACATCAGGATATTGTTTCTTAAACTGTTCAAGTTCTTCTGGAGTTTTTGGAGCTTTATAAGAAGGCTGATTTTTAGATGCCTCCATTAGTAGTTCTTCTTCTCTAGATTTAAACTCATCGAGTTTACGATCATAGTGAGTTTTCAAATCATCGTAACGCTTTTTGTAATTAGGACGCTTGTCGGTTTTATCCCTTTTAGTTTCCTTTTGCGGTGTAGATGCCTCTTCTTCTTGATTCTGCAAAGCAGGATCTTGAAAGTAGGCACTCTCTGCCGATACAAATTTCGTTTCTGGCGTATTATGCCATGACTTATTTTGATTATACGGGTTCGCTTGTTCCTCTTGTTCAGTTGATTCAGTCATTTCCTATTCTCCTACTCAGGGCTTTCTTAACTAGGTGGCTGCTTAGTGGCCAAACTAAACAGGGCTTGTCTTGTAAAGGTAGCCTTTCGGGTTACTAAAGTTGATAGGGTGCCTATTGTAGTCCTATAGACTACATTAGGGTGGCGCTATCCCGTACGCATTCGGGGATTAACAGAGAGCATTCCTTGCTTGATCGCATCCGTGTCCTCAAGATTTTCAAGATCCTCTCTTATTACTCCTCCTTCCTGCGCCATTTGTCTCTGGTCTGATCTAGCTTCTGCATCTTTCATCATGGCCTGAATATTATCCGGGCCAATCTCATCAGTTGCTTTTGACGTTAAGACAAACTCACCGTCCGATAACCTTGCGGGTATCGAATCGGAGACTGCGGAACCCGGCCCTTCTACGGGGCCAGATCCTGCAAATTCTGTAGCTGTGTTCATTAGCTTATCAAAGATAATACTAAGATTTTCATCAGCTGTTAGTGCTTCCATTAGATAGTTTTGTTCGTCTGGGTTTAAAGATTCCGAGACTACAAAATCTAAATAGTTATCTTCCATTTCATCATCGGGAGCCATTGCCATTTCTTCTTGAGGCATTGGCATTGCTATGTCTTCTTCAGGCATAGGAATGTCAGCCGCAACTACTTCGTCTCCCATTGCGTATTGTTG